TAGATTTAAAAATCTTGTTTGTGTAAAGTAACTTAGCATTAAGTAAATTAACTTCATTTAATTCAACTTTAAGAGCATTGATTTCATCTAATGCTTCTTTAAATCTCATTTTTTCAGTTTCTTCTTCGTCATATGCTCCTTTTTTACGATCATCACCTTCAGCTTTTTCCTTTCTAGTCATTTCCTCGTCCAATTCTACTTCAACATCAACATCTTCCATGTCATCCATGTCATCCATGTCTACAACGTCTTCAACGTCGTCCATGTCTTCTTCGTCTGCGATTTCATCGCCTGCTTCGATAGTTCCGTCTGCTACTAAATCTTTAATAACATCCTCGATAAACCCTTTTAAGTCGTCTTCTGACATATCTTCTAGATCGATTTCTTCATCGTCCATCTTATCGTCATCGTCTTCTTTCTCGTCTTCCATGCCATCTTCGTAGCCTTCTTCCTCAGCATCAGTACGTTCGTCCTCTTTCAAGTCCTCTTTTTCGTCCTTCATACCGTCTTCGTAGCCTTCTTCTTCAGCATCTGTACGTGCGTCTTCATCTAGTTCTAACTCAGCGAGTAACTCGTCAAGATCGATCTCTTCAACTTTTTCTTTTGGTTCTTTCATTTCTTCATCTACTTCGTACTCTTCTTCTATTTCTTTGTCCATTTCTTCTGCAACGTCTTTATCGTCGTCAGCATCCATTTCCTCCAATTTTTTAGAAAGCATGTCTTGTAGATGGGGTGTAAAAGCCTCTTCAAGAGCAAGTTTTGCGTTTGCAATAGCGGTTTCTTTAACAGCTTTAGCATCAGCGATTGCTTCTTTTAACAAATCTGTGTTTGCCATAATCTCAAAATTTTTTTTGTGAAATACGATTATTAGAAATCGTAATAGTGAATTATTTTTTGTCGTACCATATCTAGGTGTTCATGGCACATTGCGGTTATACGTATGCAATAATTTTTAAGAACACAAAAGACGCTCAAATGAGCGCCTAATGTTTTAATCCGTCGGTAGCGTCCGAAGAAATTATCTTTATACTATTGGACATGATCCTTTTGAACAGAGGATTTCGTGTATTACTTTGTTAACATTTGTATAATCATATGTAATTGAATTTTTTCCTTCATTTAAAGTAGTCATATATGATCCCGGGTTTGATGGAGTTGAAACAAAATCCCAACATAATAGTTCGAAATCGTCTTGTACTTCCATTACACCTTGTCTATTTTCCTCTAATGAACCCATACCACGAGATGATACACCTACGGTAACACCACTTTTAATGAGTTCTTTTAATATAGTACCTGAAGGAGTTGGTAAGATTTCTATCTTACCCATTACGTTATCACCATCCCACCAATACTCTGATATTAAATGTGATACGTTTTTTAAATTTATAACTGTGGACTCAGGATGATCTAATTCCCCCATTGAACGTCTTTGTTCAATAAGTTCATTGTATTTATCCATTTCTCTACCCCATAGTTCTTTTGAATAATAGCGACCATTACCGTTTTTTACTTCAGCGGTTGCTAAAATACCTTCAACTAAAAGATTTCCACTTTCTTTACTAACATTTTCAGTTAGCTGAGAAGAGGATATCTTTATAGTATGGGTTTCTATTAATAGTTTTTTCATGTTTATTTAACATTAACAGCATACGCTGAAGTTGATTTACCTACTTTTTTAGGATCTCTTTCACCTACTGCTTTACTTCTAGTTGGGTTATTTTTTTCATTATAACTTACAGCATCCATTTCATCTAATTCTTCTTTTTCATCTACCATTTCCATTTTAGAATATTTCTTTCCACAAGATTTTTCATAGATTTTTTCCATTTTCATTTTCTTTCTTTCTAAATCTTTGATTTCCCTTTGCATCAATTTCATTTTAGCCTTATCAATTAATTCGCTAAGATTTTCATCTTCTTGAATTGAATTAACTCTGTCTACTTTTTCTTGAATATGATCATGTAAATAGTTTAATTGAGCTTCCATTTTAACTTCTTCAGCTTCTTTTCCTATTTCAGCTAATTTAGTATCTATTGTTTCTTTTTTAGGTTTTTTAGCTTTTATATCTTTACCTGCTTTTTTCATAGATTCTTCCTTATCTCCATCACCGTCGATATCCATAAAATCTGGTTTTGCTGATTCCATTGCTGGCGCTTCATCATTTTCATATGAAAGATTTGATCCTTCATTTGCTAGTTTTTCAGCTTCTTCTCTTTCAGCCATCATTTGCTTAATTAGATTTCCTGATTGTGCTGCGTATGAATTTGGGTTACCAGTTGTTGTTACTGCACCTAAATTTTCCTTTATTAATCTTTCAATTTTTTCTTCTCTAGATTCTTTAACTGGGACGAAACTGTCACCACCGTCTTTTAATTTAGTACTAAATCCACTTCCACCGAAAGTATCACCGTCATTTTGTTGTTGTTTTCCTTCAGTATATCCTAAGCCTTTAATACCAAATTGACCTTCTTTAACATAAAATAAAGGATCTTTTGATAAGTTTTTAACTGCTAATTCCTTAGCTTCATCTATGGTTAATTCTTTATTATAAGAAATTTCCATCTGAATACCTGTTATTACTTCCTGGGCATTTACATTGTTAATATTCTCTACTTTAGGATCATAATCATAATTATGAGATTCAATATTTTCAACCCCATCTGAAACTTTAAATGATCCACCTAATTTATTATCCATTTCGAATTTTAATTTAGGATCTGCTTTTACTTTAGTTTCTTTTTCTAAAGTATTAGACTTCATATCATTATTAACGATAGGTTTTAAAGATGATGCTTTCATCTTTTCCTCATTAACAAACTCTTCAAATTTATGTTCCCAAGCTTGTTTATTAGGATTAAAATCTTCTGATGTTAATTGTGTTAAAGGTTTTAAAGTAACTATACCGCCTAGTTCTTCGTTGATAGTTTCTTTATTCTTTTTAGATGCGAATTCGCCTGTAAGTTGATTAAATAAATCTTCTGAATTTTTCATGTTTTAATTTTATTGTAATAATGTTTCTATATCGTTAAAATAATCGTTTAATATATCGGTTCCAATTACTACATCGTAGCTTTTAGGATTTTCTCTATAATATTTTATTGTTTCTATTTTACCTAATTTAATTAACTTTTTAATTTCAATTAATCTAGACTCTAATGAATCAAAAGCTACTATACGTTCCTCATGGAAATTAGCAACTTTATCTTCTTGTTCTTGTATATTGCGTTTATACATATTAAAATAATTTTTTAACTATCATTCCCGAACCTTTTTGTACATAAGTACCATTCTTTTTAGGAACAAGTTTATATTTAAATTGTTTTACATAAGCATTATCAGTAACTCCTTCATCCCCTGCTTTTGGACCAGGGCCTAAATCAGCACCATCCCCTAAAGCACCTTCATCCATAGTATAACCTAAAGAACTTACCACACCTGAGGGCATTTTCATTTTATATTTAGATGCTACTTTTTTTGCCTTAGGTACCTTTGCTAATTTTTTTCTAACTACGGGTAATGCCTTTTCTTTTACTACAGTATATCCTAATTCTTTATAAGCTTCATCATCAGATTTAGCACCTTTTTTTCTAAAAGCATATGGTGTTAAATAACCTCCTGCTGCTCCTGATGTAGACATTTCTTCTACTTCTTCTTCTCTTAAATTATATTTTAAAATCGCAGAAGACCCTTTACCTTCTAAATCAACTGAAATCTTACCTTTTGATAATCTTTCAACTTCTTTTTTAGTTTCATCAGGTGTTTGTGCTGCTTTATAAAATGCATTTTTAATACTTGTTGATTGTCCTTGTTTTGCTTTAAATATAGTAACTAAATCTCCATCTTGATATCCTGTTCCACCTACATTAACCCATCCTCTTGATGTATTATAATATACTGGGTATTTGGATTTTGCATTTAATATTAAATCAACAACCATTTTATAAACAGAAGAACTTTCTTCGTTCATATTTTCCCTCATTGCCTTTTTATAGTCATCTGGGTAGTTATTTCTAACATGGGTACGAATTACATTTCTTAGTGATCTAGCTTGCTCATAGATATCTAAGAACTTCTTATCATCTTTTGCTTTTTGATATACTTTTTTAGCTGTAGCTGTTAATTCGTCAACATCTTCAACTAATTTGTCTATATTAGGTACGTAATCAATAGACCACGATATAGTACCAGTATCTGGGTCTATATTAGTGACTGTTGATTTAACTCCGTTGTCTACTCTTACATCACCAACTTCTCGTTCTTTTATTTTATATTTTAACCCCATTTGATGTTTTTATTTCGTTTACTAATTGATAATAACGTAACAAATCAACTAAATTACTGTCGCCAACTTTATCGGTTTTCTTTAATTCAGTTAAAAATTTAGATACTTCAGTAACTTTTATTTGGGTAGATTTTTCTTTAATCTCTTTAACAATTTTACTTAAGGTAGATTTTAGATGTTTAATTTTTGTGTTATAAAAATTTCTTAAATCTGGTGTAGAATCTACTGAATGTATAAATTCTTTAAGTACTTGCTTTTGATCGTCAGATAAAATATCATACTTACCATTAAATTTTTCTAATAAAATTTTATAAGTAAGGGTTCTTATATCTTTGTCATATGAAGAAAATTCTTCTAATACCGTTTTTTTAGTATCATCTGTAATTTCATTCTTTGTTAAATGCTCTAATAAAGTTACTTTATTCTCTACTATTTGGGTTGGGTTTACATTTAAAGAAGAGTTACTACCTTCAATTAAAGTGTATAATGAGGCTAATTCTTTATAATTTCCTATTTTTGAACCAAAAAATGATTCTAAATTATAATGTTTTTTAATCTCGTTAATTAAATTATACTTTTGTTTTCTTAGTGAAGTTCTATTAAACTTAGTAGATGCTTCTAGTATAGTATCAACAACTAAAACTGCTCTACTTTCGTTTAATACTCTTGATTTTAAGATAGATTCGTATAATTTATATTCTTTACCTAAGCTAGTTTTAACAAAGTATTCCTTTAATATATCTATTGCTGGAGAGTCGCCACCTTTTAAAGTATCGGCCGTTATTTGGCGTACTAACAATTCAAAAAGAATTCCAGTATTTTTGTATTTTGAGTGTTTTATTTTCATCAAAGAATATATTTATTTATAAATATTGAAAGGATATTACTCCTTTAATTGGTTTTCATCTAATAACGAAGAAGAATCTTTATCTTCATTAAATACTAGGTTTTTTCTGTCTAATGTTTCAAAAATTTGTTTATTTTGTAAATAAACCATTTTAGCACCTTCAAGAGCTAGTGGACTTCCACCTTTAAATTTATTACGAAGTGAATCAGAATCATTTTTGTCCTTATTTTTCATACCCTGAGTACCTAAACGATCTTTACCAAAATTAGAATCTTGTTTATTTCTACTAGTAACCGTATCTTGTGGACGACCTAATGTAGGATCATCTTGATTATACCCATCTGGTACATTTCCTGGATCTGACATTGTTCTTCCTGCACCATATAATGAAGCTAAATCATGTGGAGTACCATATGATTTACCAGTTTCTACTGGATCATTTCCTTCTGCTCCTATTTGGTCAATTCTAAATTTACGTTTTGCGTCTTCTCTAGCTAAATCCCTATACTCATCGTATTGATCTTCACTAAATTGATATACATTATCATAAATCCAATCAGATGGTACTAAACCTTGTTCAAGCAATTGTGCCGAAAGTTCTGTTTTAGATTTTAACAATTCTATTTTTTCTTGTTCTAACACAATAGATGGGCTAGACATATGAAGTGTAAAATTTGTTAGTGTTTCATCACTATACCCTTGGGTATATAAATGAACTAATGCAATTTTGTTTAATTCTGATAGTATAATACGTTGAAGTCTTTCAATTGTACGAGCAAATCTAATATCCTGTGCTGCTAATGTAGACTTTCCTTCAATATCTTCTTCATATCCTAAAAATGCTTTTGGTATTTTAAGTGCAGCAAATAATTTACCTCTTAAATACTCAACATCTTGAATACCATCATATTGTAAACCAGGTGCTGTTTCAATTTTAGTTGTTTGATCATTTCCACGAACTGGTATGTAGAAATCTTCTAACATATTCATCTGGTTGTACTTTAAATTGTATTCACCAGTTTTATTATCTTGGAATGGAGTACGTTTTAAATTTGAAATCGTCTTTTGCATAAATGCATCTATTTCATTTGGTGGAATAGAACCTACATTCATATAAAAAATACGCTTTTCAGGAGCACGTGATATCCTATGAATTAACATAGCGTCTTCCATTAACACATACTGTTTAAATAATTTTCTAGCTGGTTCTATATATGATCTACCATATGGTAAATAATTTACATCAGAAATTAATCTAAAGTGAGCCATTTCGTAATTATCAAAGAAAATACCTTGTTCATTCATTAAATTACCTGCAGTAGAACCAGGAACTGGATACATACCTGAACTTAAATTATCCATTCCATCGGCCGCATATCTGTATCTAATAGCTGCTGGGTTTTTTGGATCGTATCCTTCTTGTCTTTCGATATGGTATGCTGTATAAGGAATAACATTATAAACACCAAATTTTTCAGCTATTTCTAACTTTAAGAAAAAATCACCATACTTACACATTTGACGTATCCACATCCAAAGATTAAACTCTACGTTTAATACATCGTAAAATAGATTATATAGTATTTTTTGTATATCTTCGTTAGCACTTCTAATTTGAAGTACTTCTCCCATATCATTCTTTAAAGTTGATTCATCGGCTAATATATCAAGAGCGGATGCAATAATAGCATCGTTATCCATTACATCATACTCTGAATAAAGTTGTGGCCTTAAATATTGATAATTTATATTAAACTGAGCACCATATAATGAGGTGGGACTAGTTGAAAATATTCTATTATATCTATCCATTAATGAATTAGTTTCTAATTCACCTGTAGATTGTATTTTACCACTATCTATTACTTTTATTTGATTACCACCAACATTTCTGATGATTACATCAGTTGAGAATAATCTTTTTAATCTTGTAAATACACTTTTGTCAGCCATAATTTGTTATTATTATTATAAATATTACCTAAAGGAGCCATCTAATGTCTTCCTTTTCTCCACCTATGTCTTGATGGTATGGATTATCAGATCCTTGTGAAAAACCATACCCTCCTTGATATTCTGTTCTGTTTACTGCCATACTACCTAATACATTTTTAGTAGCCTGTAATCCTTGTTGTCTCATTTTTAATGCCGTATCTCTAATATACATAGCGATACCAAAAGACATTACTAAATCATCATTATACCCACTTTGGGCTTCTGCTCTATTATTTTTCCAAATAAAAGTTTTCATCTCTTCTATCAGTCTTTTGGATTGGATTGTTACATCTTTACCACTAACGTATTCTTGAAATTTACCTATTATCATGGGTCTTGTTCTTGATGACATTGTAAATCCAGCTACCGCCTTTGAATTGTCCTGATATTTGTCAAAATACGAATTAGATGTTGGGGAGTCACTCCGTTGTGAATAGTAAAGGTTTGGATATGCTCTATCTAAGGCTACCTGTATAGTCGCCCAACCAATATTTGCGTTTTCTATTACTAACATAGCCTCATTATATTCAGTAGCTAGCCCAACTAATAAATGACCATATTCTTTTGTACCTAATTGCCCTTTATATTCAGCAACCTGCACGTTGTTTTCTACATCAATTACATGACATGCTGAATAGTCTTTACCATCTCCACGAGCAACATCTGCAACTACAACATAATCCCTTGTATAGTCAGGTGATTCCCAAACCCATAGGTTTTGATCTGCACCTCTTCTTTCCATAGGGTCTTTAATATATGATTTTTCATAGTATTCTAAATATTCACTATAAAATACAATATCTCCAGATGTGCTAAAATCACAATCACACTCTTGTGCAGCTAATCTAGGATCACCTAATAATTCATCTTGTCTGTTTCTCCATACCTGATCTCTTTCAGGATGGACATACCATGGAAGTTTAATAGGTAAAAAATCATTTTCTCTATTTTCTGCCTTAACCCATGTTTGATGAAACCAGTTACCTGTACCATAAGGTGTAGATAATACAATAGCACCACCACCTGTTGCTAATGTTTGTTGAGCTGATGCCCATGTTTCTGCAATGTTATCAATAAATGCTGCTTCATCAACTATTAGTAAGGATACTGCTTCAGAACGTGCAGCATCGGCATTTGAAGATTTTGCTTGGATTTTTGAACCATTAGTTAACCTAAGTGATAATTTGTTATTTTCAGCCGAGTCTATTTTTAACCATGAAGGTAAATTTTCCCACATGAATTGAACTTTAGTTACTAAGTTTCTTGCTGTTGCCTGTGTAGTTGCTAATGCTAATACATTTCGATCTTTATGAAATGTCATTAACCACAAAGAATAACCAGCGGTTAAAGTTGATATACCTAATTGTCTAGATTTTAATATAGCGGTATAATCGTTGTCTTGAAATAACGTGAGTACCTTTTCTTGAAATGGGTACAGGTTAAACTGTATGCGACCACGTTGTGGATGCTGTATATAACAGTATTTACGCATAAAATGCACTGGATCTTGGGCACATTTAAGATATTCTTGACGAATTACTTTTTTTATGTCTGACATATAACTATTTTAGTATAAGGACGGCTGTTACTATGGCTATTAAACCAGCACCACCCATTAACTTAGTTTTAATCTTTTGTTTTTTTAAATCTACCTGTAGCCTTTTGGTTAGTTGTTGAGATATATCTAATTGATTTGTTTTTGTAAACATTATAGATTCAAAATTCCCTACTTGAGAATTAAGATTAAATATAATACTATCTTTTAAAATAATCTTACGTTCTAATAAATTTACTTTACTATTGGTTAAAAGTAATTCTTTTTTAACTCCATCACCAAATATTAAATCCTTAATTACTAACTTTACTATTGGTTTTTTTAATCGAATCGAGGTACTGTCCGTAACGCTCTGTGAAAAACCTAGTAAGCTCGTCATCGTTAAAAGAATCAACAGCATTAACTTTTTCATTTACTTTCCATTTTAAAGTTTGTATTTTATTATCTTTAAGATCAATTTTTTGATCTAATTTTACTATTTGAGTATTTAAGGTATCAATCTTAAAAGTCAATTCGCCATTTACATGATGTAACGAATCAACTTTTTGTTCTAGTGCCTCTATTTTATTATTATATTCATTAATATATTCTTTTTCATTTGAAGAGTACATATTAATTAAATAATAGACCCCAAAAAATGCTATAGCGAGGTATAAAAGTCTTTCTTTAAAAGACATTATATCTTTTTGTTATCTAGAATACTTTCTAATTCTTTTTTTAATTTAGTTTTTGCTTTTAAAGTTTTAACTAACTTTTCTTTATCTTCACCTTCGGCTTTTGAATATTTTTTAGCTAACGACTTCATTTCTTGAGTTAATAAAGCAAGTTCTTCTTTTGCCTTAGCTAATCCTTTAGTTTTTTTAATGTCTTTTTTTGTTGGTTCTTCATCTTCTTCTTCTCTAATACTGATACTATCTAAAGCATCTCTTGTACCTTTAAACATTGGTATTTCTTCTTGTTCTAAATCTGAAAATCCTCGTGTTTCTCTATTTACTTTATATAGGGCAGTTTTTATATTTTTTAATGCATCTTGAAATCCCATTCCATTATCTTCATTAGCATATTTTTGAATTGCTTTTAATAATTCCATAGGAACTTCTCCTTTATTTTCTTCTATACCCGCTTTTTCTTTAGCTGCTGCTAATGCGTTTATAGCAAGGGTCTTTTTTTCTATGTCTTCTGTTGATTCTTCTTCTTCAAACAGTGCAGATAAAATATTTTCTTTAATATATTTATTTAACTCAGATTTTTTCATTATAATTGTATTTTATTATAAATATGTTAAAGTTTAGTAATATTTAATATTTGTTGAATACGTTCATCTGTTGACCCAGATATTTTTTCTATTGCGCCTGCTTTATGACCATGTCTTTTAATTAATGTTGTAATAGTAAAATCAATTAAATCTCTATAATGCTCATTTGTTTCCCTAACTCCATTATCTTCTATGTCTAAACCATGTGGGGATATATAAAATATATAATCATATTCTCTAACAAATTCACTAGCATATGTTTCAAATGCTTCTTTATCCTGATATGGTATAGAATCAGCATTCATAGTAAATGCCATAACATCTAATATCGTTCTATCTGTAATAATATTATCGTGCATTAATTCACCACAACGTTCAGCTAAAAACACAGTTTGTCCTTTTAAAGTTGAATCCGTATTTAATGGAATACCTAAAGACATTAAATGTTGACTGCGTTCTGTTGC